CGCAGCCAAGCCCAAGAAACTGGTGGTTCCACCTGCACTGCAATTCGTTGCAACCCGCTTGTTGGAAACTGAACTCCGCGTCGGCACCGCTGACAACGACATCAACGCCATCAAGAACAACGGCTCCATCCCCGGTGGTTACACGATCAACAACTTCTTGACCGACACCAACGCTTGGTTCCTGTTGACTGATGTGCCCAACGGCCTGAAGCACTTCGTCCGCTCGCCTTTGGCGAATTCCATGGACGGGGATTTCGATACGGGCAACGTGAGATACAAAGCACGCGAGCGTTACAGCTTTGGTGTTTCTGACCCACTTGGTGTTTACGGTTCCCCCGGCGCTTAATCCTTCGGGATTATTTGAGAAGGCCCCCTTGTGGGGCCTTTTCTTTTGGGGTATATTGCCTCAACCCCGGACTATCCGGTGTATCTGACGGCTCCGGGCCGACGACATGCAGACAGATGCACCTCAACTCGCATGTGAGGAATCATCATGAGCAATACGACTTTTTCGGGCCCAGTTCGTTCCGAGAACGGCTTTCAAGACGTCTCCGTCAGCGCAACCACTGGTGCGGTTACCGTCGATGCCACTTTTGGCGCGACCACCAGCGTAACCGATCTGACGACCACCAATTTGGTGTTCACTGATCAAAACCACCCAACAACCGCAGCAATCAACGCCACTGCAACAGCCACAGCGGCAGAAGTTGTTACCGGTTACATCACCTCCACCTCGGCAGCCGCCACAACCATCACGCTGCCCACTGGCACTTTGCTCGGCGCGGCCTTGGGTGCAGTTCGTGGCACTGTGATGGACCTGTACATTGACAACACTGCTGGCGCAAGCACAGTGACCATTGCTGTGGCCACCAACGGCGTTCTGTCTTCTGCCGCCGTGGACACCGCAGGTTCTTTTGGCGACCTGACGGTTGCCTCTGGTGTTACTGGTTTGGCACGATTCACCATCATGTTCTCCAGCGCCACAGCGTATGCGTTTACACGCACTGCGTAATCAACCCAAGGGGCTTTGGCCCCTGTTTTAAAGGAGATTGATTATGTCGATGCAGACAGACGTAAAAGCGGTACACACCGAAGCCACGGCTACCGTGGTGGCTTATCGTACTCGCGTCAAAGCCTACCATTGCATTTCTGGCGGAACCGCCGGGGATGTTATTTTTCGTGATGGCGGATCAGGCGGAACCATACTGTTGCAGTTCAATATTGGAACTGGAACTCAGCCAATCAGTTTGCCAATCCCCGGTCAAGGGATTTTGTTTCAGACAGACGTCCATGTAACAATTCCGGCAACTTCCAAGATCACGGTGTTCTATGGCTGAAGAGATACGCCCCATGGATGTTGCAGGTCGCAAATTGATGATTGCGATCCCTGCCTACGACGGCAAGTTGAACATCAAAACTTCGTTTGCTTTGGCCGATTTGGTGGTCAAGGCTTCGCAGTTTGGTGTCCAAGTGCAACTGTCGCACCTGTCGGGCTGCTCTCTTATCACCAAGGCCAGAAACATTCTGGTCGCCAACTTCTTGGAGTCGGACTGCACGGACTTTCTGTTTGTCGATGCCGACATCGTGGTGGACGCCGAGTCTGTGCTTCGCCTGCTGGCGCTGAGCACCGGCAAGGACATCACCGCTGGGATGTACACCCGCCGAGCCGAGGACCGCAAGTTCTTCTTGGACATCTACATCGACGAGGCCAACACGCTTGAGTTTGACCCGCACGGCATGCTGCGCGTTGAGAACGTGGCCACGGGCTTCATGATGATTCAGCGCCATGTGCTGGAGAAGATGGTGGCCAACCACCCCGAGTGGACCTACTTCAACGATGTGTACAACCGCAACGAGAGCGCCCTGTTTGACTTTGAGTTGACCAATGGCCAGTACGTTGGCGAGGACTACACGTTCTGCAAGCGTGCCCGGGCGGACGGTTTCACGGTCTTCATTGACCCAGAGATCACCCTGCCGCACGTTGGCTCTCAGGAATACCACCGCAGCTTCAAAGAGGCCGTGCTGATGCCACTAATCGAGCAGCACTGCACACCCAAACTGAAAGTCGTCAATGGCTAAGAAGACCCCATCCCTTGCAATCGGTCGTGGCGAGAAGTTGCCTGCATCCAAGGGTGCTGGGCTGACAGCCAAAGGCCGCGCCAAGTACAACGCCGCCACCGGCAGCAACCTCAAAGCCCCGCAACCGCAGGGTGGCAAGCGCAAGGATTCGTTCTGCGCACGCATGTCAGGTATGCCCGGCCCAATGAAAGACGAGAAGGGCAAGCCCACTCGCAAAGCCGCGTCACTGGCGCGATGGAAGTGCTGATATGGAAATGATGGTCTGGAACCTCGTGCTCACCGCAATTGTGGCCATGCTCGGGTTCATCCTGAAAGAAAAGTTTGCCGAGATCAACCGTCTTGGCATCCTGCTCAACCGCACCCGCGAGGAAGTGGCACGGGATCACATCACGCGCTCGGAGTTCCGGGCCGACATGCAACAGTTGATTGACCGGTTTGACCGGCTGGAGCGCAAAATTGACAATCTGCGGAGCAGCAATGCCGTCCAGCAGTAAAAAGCAAGCTGACTTCATGCGTGCGGTAGCGCACAGCCCGGAGTTTGCGAAGAAAACAGGCGTCCCACAGTCAGTGGGCAAAGAGTTCTCCAACGCGGACAAGGGCCGCAAATTTTCTAAAGGTGGCGATATGAAAGACGCAATGATGAAACTCAAAGAGCACGCAGGTAAACCAGCTTCCAAGGCTCACAAAGGCCTGAAGGCCGGGGGCTCTGTTGGCACAACCAAGATGGGCGCAGTTCGCACTGCCTCCCCCAGCCGTGACGGTCTTGCATCCAAGGGTAAGACCAAGGGCAAGATGGTCAAAATGATGAGCGGCGGCAAAACCTGCTAAGGAGATCAACATGAGTCCAGCAGAAAAAGAAGCTCGCCAGATGATGGCGGACAAGAAGGCTGCCGAAGCCGCTGAAAAAGCCTACAACGCAGCCAGCAAGACGCCTCCTGCACCCATGGTCAAAAAGGCCAAGGGCGGCAGCGTGACTCGTGCTGATGGTTGTGTGACCAAGGGCCACACCAAGGGCACGATGGTCAAGATGGCCATGGGCGGCAGGACTTGCTGATATGAGAGCCAGTCGCGGCATGGGGGCCATCTCCCCTTCCAAGATGCCTTCTGGCAAGCGTAAAGCTCGCCGGGATGACACCGACTTCACGCAGTACGCTGAGGGCGGCAAAGTCAACGCGGCTGGCAACTACACCAAGCCCGAGCTGCGCAAGCGGATCGTGAGCCAAGTTAAGTCGGCCGCAACGCAGGGCACCGGGGCAGGCCAGTGGTCGGCCCGCAAGGCCCAGCTTGTGGCCAAGAAGTACAAGGCCGCTGGCGGCGGGTACAGGGACTGATATGAAAGCGCCCCAGCAATCCCTCAAAGACTGGGGCGACCAGAAGTGGCGCACCAAGAGCGGAAAGCCGTCGTCAAAAACAGGTGAGCGCTATTTGCCGGAGAAGGCGATAAAATCGCTTAGCCCCGCAGAGTATGCGGCCACCACAAAAGCCAAGCGTGCTGGTAAGGCGGCGGGCAAACAGTTTGTGGCCCAGCCCAAGACCATCGCCAAAAAGACAGCGAGCTTCCGATGACCACATCAGGCACCACAGCGTTCAACATGGACCTCACGGAGATCGTGGAGGAGGCCTTCGAACGCGCCGGTGGCGAGCTGCGCACGGGCTATGACCTGCGTACCGCCAGCCGGTCGCTAAACCTGATGTTCTCGCAGTGGGCCAACAAGGGCCTGAACATGTTCACGTATGAGCAGGGCATGATCAATTTGATCCCCGGCCAAGCGACATACAACCTCCCGGCTGACACCGTGGACTTGCTGGAGCATGTGATCCGCACGGGCGCGGGTAGCGCGTCGACGCAGGCCGACCTGACCATCACCCGGATCAGCGTCTCCACCTACGCCACCATCCCCAACAAGCTGCAGCAGGCCCGGCCCATTCAGGTCTGGATTGAGCGGCTGGACACCCCCCGCTTCACAGTGTGGCCGGTGCCCGACAACTCCCAGCCCTACGTGTTCGTGTACTGGCGCTTGCGCCGCATGCAGGACGCTGGCACGGGTGTGAACACCATGGATATGCCGTTCCGTTTCTACGAAGCCATGACGGCCGGTTTGGCGTATCACCTTGCCCTGAAGATTCCCGGCGGCATGGAGCGCTTGGGCATCCTCAAGCAGCAGTACGACGAAGCATGGGATTTGGCCTCCTCTGAGGACCGGGAGAAAGCAGCTGTACGATTTGTGCCGCGCGCGGCCCGGATTGGGAGCTACTGATGGGGAATCGGTTCGCAGCCGGCCATAAAGCAATTGCCATGTGCGATCGCTGCGGGCAGCAGTTCAAGCTCAAGAAGCTCAAAACTGAGATCATCAAGCAGCGCAAGTACGAGTTGCTGGTGTGCCCGGCATGCTGGGACCCTGATCAGCCTCAGTTGATGCTTGGCACGTTCCCTGTGGATGACCCGCAGGCGCTGAGAAACCCACGCAGGGACACCACCTACGTGACATCTGGCCTGAATGACGACGGCAACCTGTCTGGCGGCTCTCGGGACATTCAGTGGGGATGGAACCCGGTGGGTGGATCAAGGTCGTTTGATACGCTCTTGACACCCAACACATTGGCGTTGACTGTGCAGATCGGCACAGTGACAATATCGGTATCTTAAGGAGTTACTCATGGCATTCACACGATCTGCTGACGGCATCGCCAAAAAAGGCAAAACCGAAGGTAAAAACTTGGGCGACAGCGGCCCCACAGCCAAAGAGATGAGGGGTGGAAGCCCCGGCAAAAGCGGCGGTGGCAAGCGCAACATCGACATGAAGACCATGGGCCGTGGTTTGGCTAAGGTCGCAGCACAAAAGCGAGGTTAATCATGGCCAAATTCAGTCAAAAAGTGATGGGCAAGGAAGTCGGCAACGCTGCCGTCTACGCCAAGCCGCACACCATGGACGGCAAGCCCGGCGCGGGCATGAAGGTCATGAAAGACCCCAACACCTTGGCCGCGAACAAGATGACGCGGTACACAGCCACGCCCCGCGTGAGCACCAACGACCCCGGCGCGGATAACGTCAAGACCACCGGCATCAAAATCCGTGGTACTGGCTGCGCCACGAAGGGCACCATGGCCCGAGGCCCAATGGCATAAAGCATGAACTACGCCGAGCTGAAGATCAACATTGCTGACATCTGTGAAAACGAGTTCACAGAGGAGCAGTACGCCATGTTCGCCCAGCAGGCGGAGCAGAAAATCTATAACACGGTGCAGTTGGCCAACTTGCGCAAGAACGTCACTGGCACGTTGACTGCGAACAACAAGTATCTGGCCGCGCCGAATGATTTCCTGTCGGTGTACTCGTTGGCCATCTACCCGGCTGCAGGCGGGAACTACGAGTTCCTGCTGGACAAGGACGTGAACTTCATCCGTCAGGCGTACCCCAATCCGGCTACTACCGGCAAGCCCAAGCACTACGCCATCTTCGGCCCTCAGTCGAACGACGTGAATGAGCTGACGTTCATCTTGGGACCCACACCGGACGCCACTTACGCGGCTGAGCTGCACTACTACTACTACCCCGAGTCCATCGTGACCGCAGGTGAGACGTGGCTGGGTGAGAACTTCGATTCTGCTTTGCTCAACGGCGCACTGGTAGAGGCCATTCGCTTCATGAAGGGCGAGGCTGACATGGTGAAGCTGTACCAAGACATGTACATGCAGGCAATTGCGCTGCTCAAGAACTTGGGTGACGGCAAACAACGCACCGACACATACCGTGACGGTCAGACAAGGATCAAAGTGTCATGACAATCGCGCAAACCGCAACCACATCGTTCAAGGTGGAGCTGCCGCAGGGCATTCACAACTTTGGACCGACATCGCCCGACACGTTCAAGATCGCGCTGTACACCGCTGCCGCCAATCTGGACGGCTCCACGGCTGTTTACACGACATCAGGTGAAGTCGTTGGTACGGGTTACGTGGCTGGCGGCAACACACTGGTCATTACGACCACACCTGTGGCTGCAAACAACAGCGCCAACGTGCCCACGGCCTACTTCAGCTTTGCCAACACCTCTTGGACAAGCTCAACCTTCACAGCCCGGGGCGCGTTGATCTACAACAGCACAGAGGGCAACAAGTCCGTGGCTGTTCTCGACTTCGGCGCTGACAAGACCGTGAGCAACGACACCTTCCAAGTCATTTTCCCAACTGCCGATGCCAACAGCGCAATCGTGCGCATCTCATAAGGACACATCATGGAACACAGCAAAGCAGCCGACAGCGTTACAGCAGGCCTGATCACAAACCGTGTAGGCGGTGAGCGCGTGGGCGCGGGCGGTGTGTTCACCGTCACCTGCGTGGGCGCAGACGGCAAAGAGAAGTGGTCTGACACCTTCCACAACCTCGTGGTCAACCAAGGCCTGCAGGACATGAACAGCAAGTATTTCGCTGCTTCTGGCTACACGTCTGCTTGGTTCCTTGGCTTGGTCCAAGGCCCCGGCTCCGGCACAACCTTTGCCGCTGCTGACACGCTGGCTTCGCACGCAGGATGGACAGAACTGGTGCCCGGCACAGCCTACACCGGCAACCGCAAGGCAGTGACGTTCGGCACGGCCACCACGGCTGATCCATCGGTGATCTCGAACTCCGCAGCTCCTTCCTCGTTTGCCATGCTGGTGAACGGCACGGTGGTGGCTGGCGCGTTCTTGGCCAGTGTGAACAGCGGCACGTCTGGCATCTTGTTCTCGGCTGGTGACTTTACTGGCGGCGACAAGACGGTGGACAACGGCGACACGCTGAATGTGACCTACACCTTCTCGCTCGACGCGGCCTGATAGGGGCAAGCGGTGTTTGGTGATGTCACTTTTGCCCAAGCACCCTTCGCCTCTTTAGGCGGGAATACGTTTGCCGTCGCGCAGGCCGAGACGGCTTTGGCGGGGAGCGTTTTCGCAGTGCCGAGCCTTGTTCGCGGGGGCCTCATTGACGAGGCGGTGACCGGCCAGCAGGCGCAGGTAGCTACGGCCACGTTCAGGCCCGCGCAGGAAGAATCCGCCACCGCAGCCAACGTGCAGTCGGTGATCGCCACCATGGTGGCCAGCATGCTTGAGCAGGCCGAAGCTACAGCAACCCAGACGGCCATTGGCACCTTCTTGGCTGCACAGGCGGAAAGCACCACCGGCACGGCAGCACAGACTGCTGTGGGCACTTTCTTGGCGGCGCAGGCTGAGACCGCCACGGGCACTGACGACATGGCCAGAGGCCTGCTGATCTCCGTGGCCATCGCAGAGAGCGCCACGGGCGCGGCCACCCAAGTGGCTCAAGTAAATTTCACGGGCACCATGGCGGAAGCTGTCAGCGCCCTGAGCACTCTGGGCGCAGTCAAAGACAAGAACGTCTACCTGACCGGCGTGCAGCTTTACATCAACATCGGAGGGGTGTTGGTCTGGGCCACGATTGACGACAGCCAGACACCGAACTGGCAAAATATCAACGATGTGCAGTCCCCCGGCTGGACGCAGATACCATCGTAAGGACTCAAAATGGCATTGGTACTCAAAGATCGCGTCAAGGAAACGACCACAACAACCGGCACCGGCACGGTTACGTTGGCTGGCGCAGCCGCAGGGTTCCAGTCCTTTGCCGCTGTTGGTGACGGCAACCAGACCTTCTACGCCATTGTGGACTCGGCATCTGGCGCTTGGGAAGTGGGCGTCGGCACTTACACATCCTCGGGCACAACCCTGTCGCGCACAACCGTGGTGTCGTCCAGCAACGCTGGTTCTCTGGTGAACTTTGGCGCTGGCTCCAAGGACGTGTTTGTCACATACCCATCTTCGCGTGCGGTGTATCTGGACGCAGCGGGCTCTGCCGTTTCGGTGCTGGACATCGGCACCTTGGGTGCGAGCACGGCCAACATCACCACCGCCAACATTACAGCGGGCACGGTTTCAACAGCACCTGCCAGCGCAAACGATTTGGTCAACAAGACCTACGTCGATGCGCTCATAGCGAGCGGCATCCACTTCCACCAGCCAGTGCGGGTGGAAGCACCGATCAACCTGAACGCAACGTACAACAACGGCACCGCCGGTGTGGGCGCAACTCTGACCAACGCAGGGGCACAAGCTGCCTTGGTAATTGATGGTGTGACGGTCAGCGTGGCGGATCGCGTGTTGGTGTATCAGCAGACTACCCAGACACAAAACGGTATCTACGTGGTGACAAACGTGGGCTCGGGATCGACCAACTGGATTTTGACTCGCTCCAGTGATGCGGACACTTACGTCATCAACAATGCTGCGGGCTTGAGCGAAGGCTCTACCGTTTTTGTGCAGCAAGGCGCAACAGGCGCAGGTGAGACATACACCTGCAACACGACCGGCGTCATCACGTTTGGCACAACCAACATCACGTTTGCCCAGATCAGCTCCGCGCAGATTTACAGCGCAGGCACGGGCTTGACCCTCTCTGGCACACAGTTCAGCATCACCAACACGGGTACTGCTGGCACATACGGCGATGCCGCTACGGTGCCGGTAATCACCACGAACGCACAAGGTCAAGTCACAGGCGTCACCCCCACGGCCATCGCCATCTCGGGCGCAGCGGTGTCGGGCAACATCTCAGGCCAAGCTGGCTCGGTGGCCAACGCTCTGACAGCGGGCACGTTCCTGACTTCTGGCGGCACGTTTGATGGCTCCGCAGCCCGCACTTTTGCCGTGGATGCCACGGACGCCAACACTGCTTCCAAGGTCGTGGCGCGTGACGCATCGGGCAACTTCAGCGCCGGGACTATCACGGCCACACTGAGCGGTTCGGCAACAAGCGCAACCACAGCGACCAACCTTGCAGGCGGCGCGGCCAACCAGATTGCGTACCAGACCGGATCAGGGGCCACGACATTCGCGGTAGCGCCCACAGCCTCCAACCAAGTTCTGAACTGGAACGGCTCTGCGTTCACATGGAGTGCTGGCACGATCTCGGGTGTGGCCTTGGGCAGCAACCTGAACGCTTTGACATTGGGTTCGTATCTGACCGGTACAAGCTACAACGGCTCTGGCGCAGTCACTGCGGCAGTGGACGCCACATCCGCCAACACGGCCAGCAAGGTCGTAGCGCGTGACGCCTCGGGCAACTTCAGCGCAGGCACGATCACTGCGGCACTGAGCGGTAACGCTACGACGGCTACCACAGCGGCCAACGTCAACAACGGCACGCTCACAATGAACGTGTCGGGCACTGGCCTGTCGGGTTCTCAGACATTCACCGCCAACCAATCAGGCAACGCGACGTTCACCGTCACATCGAACGCAACAAGCGCCAACACCGTTTCAACGCTCGTTGCTCGGGATGCCTCTGGCAACTTCAGCGCGGGGACGGTTTCAGTTACAAGACTTACCGCCACTCCAAACACATCCGGCGTCAGTACTGGAATTACTGCGGTCAACGGAGATATGACTGCATACCGAAGTGGCGGTACAACCGGGGTAATCTACCTCAGCAGCGCGGGCTCTCACTACCTGTACTGGGACGGGACAAACTACAACCTAAACGCTGGCAACTTGGTCTGCACGGGCAACGTCACTGCGTATTCTGATGAGCGATTGAAAAAAGACTGGGCCGATTTACCCGGTGATTTTCTTTCGCAGTTGGCAAAGATCAAGCACGGCACATACACCCGGATTGATTCAGACGACCGGCAGGCCGGTGTGTCCGCTCAGCAAATGCAGGCGTTTTTGCCAGAGGTGGTCCAGACTGATGAAAAAGGCAACCTCACCCTCGCATACGGAAACGCAGCCCTTGTTGCTGCTGTAAAGTTGGCGGAACGTGTTGTTGCGCTCGAAGCTCGCATAGCCGCCCTTGAGGCGAAAGGATAATCATGTCAAGCACCTTCTCCAACCTAAAGTTTGAGCTGATCGGCAACGGTGAGCAGTCAGGCACTTGGGGCACCACGACCAACTCCAACATTGGTACTGCCATCGAGCAGGCCATTGCGGGTATGGCGACACTGGAAGCAGCAGACTTCACAGCCAACGTGTGCACACTGACGCTGGCCAACACCACGGCTGCTCAGGATGCCCGGGCACTGTGCTTGAACATCGCCTCCGGCGCGGTGTCTGCTGCGGGCACGGTGAATGTTCCCGCTATCCAGAAGCCCTACATCGTCATCAACGGCTCCAGCTTCGCTGTGACAGTCAAGGTGTCTGGCCTGACCGGTGTGGCAGTCCCTCCCGGTACGCGCACGGTGGTGTACAACGACGGTACAGACGTGGGCGAGCAGATCAGCTTCTTGTCTTCCTTGACTTTGCTGACGGCCCTGCCTGTTGCCTCTGGTGGATCAGGCGCGTCAACTGCATCAGCGGCACGGACCAACTTCGGCGCAACAACGCTGGGCGGCAACCTCTTCACGATCACCAATCCAAGCGCGGTGACATTCCCACGTTTCAATGCAGACAACACCGTCTCATCTTTGAGTGCTTCGGACTTCCGCACAGCCATCGGCGCAGGCACTGGTGGTGGCTCGGTTTCTTCTGTTGCAGGTACTGGCTCCGCCAACGGCCTGACGCTTTCGGGCACGGTGACATCCACGGGCAACATCACGCTGGGCGGCTCCGTCACAAGCCTGACAACAACCAACTTCACAATCATGGAAGAAGGCGGTAAGCTCGTGATCAAGTATGGCGGCACAGTGGTTGCCTCGTTCAGCAGCGCAGGCGCTCTGATCGCCAAAGACAACGTAACCGCCTACGGCACCCCATAAGGAGCGAACATGGTAATGCCAGCAAGCGGCCCCCTGAACATGGGAGGCACATCAAGCCCAGTCAGTGTCGCTCAAGAACTCGGTCTGAGCCTGACCGCGACTATCTCAATGAACGATGCAGCAGTCCGCACTCTTGCAGGTGTTGGTGGTAGCGGCACCTCGTGGAGCATGAACTCGTTGTATGGAAAAGCGAACGCCTACACCATTGAATATTTGGTTGTTGCTGGTGGTGGTGCAGGTGGGACCGGGCAGCCGGGTTGGGGGTCCTATCTTGGGCAAGGGGGCGGCGGCGCTGGCGGTTACCAAGCCATTTCAGCAATAACTGTTGCATCTGGGGCTTCATACACAGCGACAGTAGGGTCAGGTGGTGCAGCGGTAAGTGCCCCCAGTGCCGCTACAGGCGGTAGCGGCAATAATTCGTCGTTCAATAGCACTACTTCTATAGGCGGTGGGGCTGGCGGAGCCGCCAGCGCCGCTGGTGCCACAAGTGGCGGGTCTGGCGGCGGTGCTTCTACCTACCCATCATTCACTGCCGGGACTGGAATTTCCGGGCAAGGAAACAACGGAGGCACCGCCACAGCTACCGACGTTTACCAAGGGTATAACAATTTTTACCGGGTGGCTCGGAGCGGCAGCGGCGGCGGTGCAAATGCTGCGGGGACTGCCAGTGGCATGGCCTCTGGGGGTGTTGGCGGGGCTGGAAAGGTGTGGTTAAACGGTATTGCGTATGCAGGGGGCGGCGGTTCTACTGCATTTGCCACACCATACGGGTACAGTACTGTTGCTTATAATGTCGGTGCTGCGGGAAGTCTAGGCGGGGGTGGAGCTTCGGGGGTAGATACTGCCGCAACAGACGGGGCGGCAAACTCAGGCGGTGGCGGTGGCGGGGCTACCGTTTACAGCGGTGTTGGACGCAGCGGCGGTTCAGGCGTCGTCATCATCCGTTATGCAGGCTCCCAGCGCGGCACTGGCGGCACAGTCACTTCTGCTGGCGGCTATACATACCACACCTTCACATCCTCTGGGACATTTACAGCATGAGCCAATTTGCCCAAATCGACGAGAACAGCATTGTCCGGCGCGTGCTGGTCATTGACCAAGCAGAGATTGACACGGGTAGCTGGGGCGACCCAGCAACTTGGGTGCAAACCAGCTATAACACGCATGGCGGCGTGTATTACACCCCCAACACCAATACACCTGATCCCGACCAGTCCAAAGCGTTTCGCAAGAACTTTGCAGGGATTGGCTTTACGTGGCTACCCAACGGACCAGAGGGTGGGGGCTTTGCGTCTCCGTCGCCCTATCCTTCATGGGTCATGAACAGCTTTTCGTATTTGTGGGAATCACCCGTGCCAATGCCGGAGCCGAACAGCCCTCCGTATTACACTTGGGATGAGGCGACTGTATCTTGGGTTATTGTCCCGGAAAATGCTAACGGAAAAATTGATATTGTGGAGCTTTAAAAATGGCACAACCAAACATCCGAATTGCGCACATACACAAACTTTTTACCCGCATGATGCATTTTCAAAATGTGGGGGACATTGAGTTGGGGCATACCCACCAGTATGATCATGCAACGCTGGTAGCGCACGGCTCGGTTTTGGTGCGGTGTCGCGGCAAAGAGACTGTGTTTAAAGCCCCGCAGCTCATCTGGATTGCAGCAGAGTTGGAACATGAATTGGTAGGTCAAGAAGCCGGAACCGTTTGCGTTTGCTTGCACACCGCTGACAGTGCAGAGCATGGTGGCGATACGGTTTCGGAGGACATGATCCCCGCCGGAGCCGAGCAAGTGTTCGCAAGCCGCGCCACGGAGACCTAAAGTGCTGCTGCAAACCCCGCGAGTCATCAAGGGTTGGAAGCATCCCGACTGCTTTAATATGCCAGAAGGGGTGTACCGCGACAACAGTTTTGGCAGGCGCTTTATGAGTTATGAAGACGCCCCATTCCGAGATGAGGCATTTGCGGCGTTTGGCATAACGGAAACTATGCGCGAACCGCAGTTCAGGAACTTTATTGGCAACCACTATTTGGATGGCGCGGCAACGCACACCCATAAAGACGGTGCTCCTGTTGGGTATGTGCATACTCGCTGTAACTGGATGGTCAAAAAACCCGCAGCGGGCGGCGATCCGATTTTGGATGGGGTTGTTGTGCCAGTCGAAGAGGGCGATCTTTGGCTTTGTCTGGCAAGTCTTGAACGTCATGGGAGCACGCCAATTTCTGGTGGCGAGCGTATTATCTGCTCGTTCGGCGCATTGGTGCCGGTAGCAGCTTTGTCACACATTTTGTAGGAGCCATCATGCGCCTGATCGCCATTCTCTGTGCCCTGTCCTTGACAGGCTGCGCCACTGCCGAGTACCAAGCCTATGCCGAAGCCCATAAAGCTCAAGCAGCGGCCCAGACAGCCCGTTTCCAAGCCCTTGCTGACATCGCTCGGCAAGGTGACACCACAGCCAAAGTCGCTGCGGTGATGTCCCTTCAGATGGGTGGCGGTCAGCAGAACGCGCAGATCAACGCTCCCAAGAACTGGGCTGATTACGCCATGCAGTGGACCGGCCTGCTGCTGCCAACCATCGGACAGGTGTATACCGTGAACAAGCAGACCAGCTTGGGCATGCGCCAGTCTGACAATGCAACAGCTCTGGGTGTCAGCACCAACGCAGCGTTCGTGGGCATCGCCTCGCAGATTCAAGCGCCAGCGGCCAACGTGACAACCATCGGCGGCAATGGTGTAATTGGCGCAGGTTCGTACAGCATAGGGGCAAACAGTGGGTCAAACTCTGGCAACAGTGGTCGCCTTGCTGGTGGCGGTATTACTGACAATACGGCTACTCCAACTGTGGTGACCAGTACCAACACCACAACGACAACCACCACACAAGCCACGGTGCCATGAAAGACTGGGCCGTAGCATTCTGTGCAGCGGCCCTTCTGATTGGGCTGGTGGTTTGGTGCGCAAGAATTTTTGCTCAGCTTGTATGGAGTTTGTAGATGCTTGCCGAAATTGCAGCAGCGAATGCAGCCTTCGCAGTAATAAAAGGTGCGCTGGCCAACGGCAAAGAGCTACACCAGCTCGGCTCTCGGGTCTTTGATTACTTCGACAACAAAGCCAAGATTCAGGAAAAAGCCAATAAAAAGGGTGGCGGCTCTGACCTCGAAGAGTTCATGGCTCTGGAGCAGTTGAATGCCCAAGAGGTTGAGCTGCGTGAACGCATGGTTTACGCAGGCCGTCCGGGCATGTGGGCTGACTGGCAGAAGTTCCAAGCTGCCGCTGCTCGTAGGCGCAGGGAAGCCAAAGAGGCCGAAATTAAGGCCATCAAGCTGCGCAAAGCCAAGATGGACCAGCTCATTGAGTATTTGGTGCTTGGCGTGGCCTCACTCATCCTTACTGGCCTGCTTATTTACGGCATCATCATTTACATGCTGTACATCAAAAAATGAGCGACGACAAGCTGAACGCCAACACAACCCTAGACAAAGTGCTCGGGTATGTGGACTCGCCGTTCAAGCTGTTCGCGATCCTGCTTATGGGCGTGGTGGCCTTCGCTGGCTACTTCCTGTGGCAGAACCAAGAGTTCATGCGCGACGCCTACAAGGAGTCCAAGAAGCTGCCGGAGATCAACACCAGCCGGACTGACGAGGCCAGCGCCATGCTGTTTAAGCAAACGGGCGCTGCAGTGGTGGCGGTGTTCAAAGTCAACCCGCTGTTCAACAGTCGGGTGCTGTACCGGGCCTACACCAAGGATGGTCGGGACAAGGGCGTTGAGGATATCGACGTTGGGCTGTTCAGCCACAATGCTGCCAACAATTCGGATGTGGTCAAGCTGATGACCAACGAGACCCCCTGCGGGGAGTACCGCTACGCACAGTCTGAGGTGGGCCTGTGGTATCTGGGCAAAGGGGTCGCGTTTACCTGCCGGGTGAGCGTTCCGCCAGACAGCCACAGGTTTGTCGGGCAGATCACGGTGGGCTGGGCGGAGCCACCGAAAGACATCGAGCAAGTAAAATTCATGCTGGAGATCGCCAGCGCCATGCTAACCAAAAGGGGTAATTGATGCTTACACTTCTTTCAACACTTGGGGGTCTGCTGATCTCCGGCTTGCCGAAGCTGCTGGAGTACTTCCAGAACAAGGCCGATCAGGCGCACGAGCTGAAGCTGGCGGCGCTGCAGAACGAGCGCGAGTTGGCTATGGCCGCTGCCGGGTTTGCCGCCCAAGCAAAGATTGAGGAAATCCGTACCGAACAGGTCCAAATGGAGACCGATGCTCGAATGACCGAAGCCGCGCTCTCGCACGATGAAAAGGTGTTGGCAAGGGCAAGTACATGGGTCGTTAACTTTGTGGGCACCGTGCGGCCCATGGTGACCTACATATTCGTTCTGGAGCTGGTGGCGATCAACGCTTTCATGGCGGTGTACCTGTGGAGTCACCCAACCCTGATCCAAAGCATTGACGACGTGATCCGCTATTCCGACCTGATCTTCAGTGCTGACGAGATGGCAATGCTTGGTGGCATCATCGGTTTCTGGTTTGGCTCTCGCGGCTGGAGCAAGAAGTGAAACTGAGCAAGGCAGGCGAAGACCTGATGCACCGGTTCGAGGGCAAACGCTCTCGGCCCTACCTTTGCCCAGCGCACATCTGGACGATTGGCTACGGCCATGTCCTGTACCAAGAGCAGATCAGGCTTCCCATGGTCCGGCCACCGGGCAAGACCAAAGCCGACATCCCCATGATCCGCAGTGAGTTCCCACTAAAACCGGAGGACAACCGTGTCTGGACAAAAGAAGAGATCGACGAACTATTCCGAGTTGATGTCGGAACTTTTGAACGGGGTGTTCTTCGTCTTGTTCCCAGCGTGGTTGGGCGTCAAGGCGCTTTTGACGCTCTTGTCTCTATTTCCTTCAACTTCGGGCTAGGCAACCTCCAGCGCAGCACCATCCGAATGAAGGCCAACCGGGGTGACTGGGAGGGTGCAGCCGATGCGTTCCGGGCTTGGACCAAGGGTGGCGGCAAGGTTCTGCCCGGGCTGGTCAAGCGCCGGGAAGCTGAAATTGCGCTGTTTCTGAGTTAAGTGCGAAAATGCCGCAAAGCCGAGGTAACCGATGCCACTCAAAAAATTACTATTCCGCCCGGGGGTAAGCCGCGAAAACACGCGCTACCTCTCAGAAAATGTCGGACCCACGGGGGTCAACGGCGCGTATTCTGCTGGCTGGTACGAGTGCGACAAGATTCGGTTCCGTTCTGGATCACCTGAAAAGATCGGTGGCTGGGAGCGCATCTCGGCAAACTCCTTCCTTGGTGTATGCCGGTCGCTTTGGAACTGGGTGACGCTGGGCGGGGCCAACCTGCTGGGCGTGGGCACGAACCTCAAGTTCTACATTGAAAACGGCGGCTCGTACTACGACATCACGCCGTTGCGCGGTTCCCCGACGATCAACAACAACCCGTTCGTGGCCACGCTGGGCTCCAGCGTCATCACCGTCACAGACACCGCACACGGCTGCCTCACTGGGGACTTTGTGACCTTCAGCGGGGCAGTAGGCCTTGGCGGCAACATCACGGCGGGCGTGCTCAACGCAGAATACCAAGTCACCGTGGTGGATGCAAACTCCTACACCATCACCGTCTCGGCTACGGCCAACGCCACTGACGTGTCGGGCTCTCCGGGCGGCGGGGCTTCGGTCGTTGCCGCTTACCAGATCAACACCGGCTTTGAGTACGCCGTCCCGCTGGTCGGCTGGGGCGCTGGCGGCTGGGGCGCTGGCCCATGGGGTACAGGCACATCGTCCTTGGAAACCCTGCGCCTGTGGAGCCAGTTCAACTTTGGCGAAGACCTGATCTTCGGGCCACGAGGCGGAGCCATTTACTACTGGGACTCTTCGGCTGGCACAGGCACCCGGGCAGTAAACCTGACATCCTTGGGCGGCGCTTCGGATGTGCCCACGGTGCAGAACACCATATTGGTTTCGGACGTAAGTCGCTTCGTGCTGTGCTTTGGATGCAACGATCTTGGAAGTGCCACGCAAAACCCGATGTTGATCCGCTGGTCCGACCAAGAGGATGCGGCAAACTGGACGCCAGCAGCAACAAACCAAGCGGGTAGCCTGCAGCTATCCCGGGGTTCAGAGATCATCACGGCAATCCAATCGCGCCAAGAAATCATTGTGTTCACCGACAACGCCGTGTATGCCCTGCAGTACCTTGGACCACCGGCTGTGTGGGGCGCAACACTGCTGGGCGACAACACGTCCATCGTCAGCCAGAACGCAGTCACCATTGCATCTGGCGTCACGTTCTGGATGGGCGTGGACAAGTTCTACAAGTACGATGGTCGAGTCCAAACCTTGCGCTGCGATCTGCGCCAGTACATCTTCTCCGATCTGGACAAAGACCAGTATTCGCAGGTGTTTGCTGGGACCAATGAGGGTTTCAACGAGGTCTGGTGGTTCTACTGCTCTGCTGGATCGCTGGTAGCGGACAAGTACGTCATCTACAACTACCTTGAAGACATCTGGTACTACGGCAACATGAGCCGCTCGGCATGGCTGGATTCCGGCCTGCGGGACTACCCAATTGCTGCGACGTACCTGAACAACATTGTGAACCATGAGTCGGGTGTGGACGACAACTCCACGGCCATGCCTACGCCAATCGCAGCAACGATCACGTCCGCTGAATTCGATCTGGACGACGGGCACAACTTCATGTTCCTATACCGCGTCCTGCCGGACATCACTTTCCGGGGGTCTGACGCCGCGTCCCCTACGGCCCGGATGTACATGCAGCCTCTGAAGAACTCGGGTTCTGGGTACACCACGCCTCCTTCGGTGGGAGGTGAGAACAACCGGCCAATCACGCGCACCGCAGTTCTGCCGATTGAAGAATTCACCGGCCAGATTTTCACCCGGGTGCGGGCACGTCAGATGTCTGTGAAGGTGGAGAGCGATGGGCTTGGCGTAACGTGGCAGCTTGGGGCTCCCCGACTCGACCTCAGACCTGACGGACGGAGATAACCATGGGCATGTTCAGTCGCGTAACCCCGCCTCGGCCAACCGCCGCGCCAGCGCAGTACACCACTGCGTTCATGGACCAGATGCAGAACATCTTCAACTTGTTCTTCAAGCAGATCAATGCTGTGCAACCAATCAACATTGCCGCTTTAAACATCGACATCAACACGCTTCCAACGCAGGCGGATGTGGCCAATCTGCGCGTGGGTGACGTATACCGGGACACCACGGCGTCCAACGTATTGAAAGTGAAGGTCTGATATGGCAAACCCATGGGACGACGCATATTCCCAGTACGCCAATCAAGCGCGTTCTGGCGACATCACTGCCGACTTCATCCGCAAGACGTACGGCGGTCTTGAGGGCGGTAAGTCCGAAAAAGGACTGTCGTTTGCGGATCGGGTGATTGCCATTCACCAAGAGTTGGCAGACCAGAAAAAGAAATACAAGGTGCCGACCTCTGCTGGCAAGATTGGGGAAGCTGATACGGTCTGGGATACTGCCTTCCGGCTGGCAGAGACCGGCACCGACTCGATCTACGACCTTGGCCAGAGGCAAGTGGAGCGCACGCAAGACGGGTACAACGGGCCTGAGACCTACATGGACACCGAGCTGTACCACAAACCCACAGGTGCGGCTGTCACTATGCCTAACCATGGTTTTAAAAACGAATACAAGTTGCAGTTTGCCCCTGATGGCACGCCTGTGGCCTATTCAACACCAAAGCAAAGCGATTGGATGGAGTTTCGTGAGGACTTCCTGCGCCCTGCCGTCAACATGGTTGCCCCGTTTATCCCCGGCGTCGGCCCCTACATCGCTGCGGCCAATGCTGCATACGCGGCATCCAAAGGCGATTGGGAAAAGGCGCTGCTGTCTGGCCTGAGCGCCGCAGTGCCGCTGGCTGGAAAACTCGGGGCAAGTATCGAGACGGCAAACACACTCAACAACGTACGGCAGGCTGCGACCGTGCTCAAGGCGCTGGAGAGCAAGGACCTGCTGGGCGCTGCGCTCGGCGGGGCAAACTTGGCCGGTGTTTCTGAGGTGGCCGGGTTCTCCACGCAAGACATCGGCAAGGCACTTGGCATGGTTACGGCCCTCCAAAGCGAGGACCCAGCGGCCATCATCAAGGCTGGCGCTGGTTTTTTACCAAAGGATGCTTTCGACGGACCCAAAAGCTCTGACATGATCGAGGGGTACTTTGCCCCGGGTGGTGAGGGTTATATTGCCCCGCCTACCTATGCCCCGGACACCAAGGGGTACTTTGACGAGATCACTGGCCACTTCATGCCGGATGAAGGCGGTGCTCTGAGTTTTGGCGATCTGACCAATGAGACCTCGGGGACCAACATTGGTTCCATGGACGACTACCAATACAACCCAGACACTGGCAACTGGACTCTGCCCGACGGCACGGTGATCGACACCAGCTACATGCAGAACAGCAAGACGCCGTTGACTGGCCAGCAGATCATGAACAGCGCTGGCGCAGGTGCCCCCAAAACTCCGGGCGCTGCGGCAAAGCCACCTGCGGGGGTGGCCAAGGTTCCAACCAAGCCGGGGCAGGGCATCGACATCAACCAGCTCGCATCCCTTTTGGGCGGCGGACAGCAAGCCGCACCAACGATTGTGTCATCTGGTCAGGATAACTCTGCAGACGTACAATTGATGGAAGATATTTTTGGAACTTCCCTGTCTGCGCCTCCGGCAGGTGACCCTGTTACACGAGCCCGCGAACTTGCGCGGCTTTTAAGGAGCTGAGATGGCGCTTTACATTGATGAAGACGGCGAGCTGCGCGATAACGGCGAGAGCGAGACCCCGGTAACGGAAGTTGTAATCCCCGGCTACGGAACCGACACCCCTTCGCCGAGCGATGATGGCGCTGATGCAGACACGGCAGCGGGCCTTATCCCGGAACAGGAATTGAAAGAAATTACTGGTGGCAAGTCTTACTCGGATTGGCTGCAGGGTGCAATGACTCCAGCGGCGCGTGCCGCCATGGAGAAAATTATTGCTTCTTATGGGACGCCGCTTTGGAACCAACTCAAAGGCATTCTGACAAACCCCGCCCAGTTGGCCGCTCTTGGTGGTGGGTTGCTAGCGGCATCACGCCCAAGCGGCTCCACGCCCACCGGCTACCAAGGCAAAATTCCCAAACTGACGGCCACAAGCAACATGCTGACAGCGCCTCCTGTGGGTCGTCGTCCCGGCTCGGGCGGCATCAACTACGGCGGTGGTGCCACGTTCCGCGACGAAAAAGGTAATGTTGTTTCCTCCAACGAGAAGACCTTGGAGGAGCTGCGCCAAGCTGCCATCAACAACCCATTCAACCGTGGTGCCACATACGAGGGCCAACAGGGTGGTCTCGGCCAATCTGATTTGGTCACGCTGCTGAACCAGTTGAATCCGAAACCAACAACCCCAACAACCCCAACAACCCCAACAACACCAGTGGTTGGCGGGGGCTCGGGTGGCGGTTCCGGTAATGTGGTTGTAGGCGGTGGCGTTCCAACGCCGGGTGCTACTAAGCCGGGCGGTTCCGCAGTCTCTGTGCCCGGCCAATATGGCGCTATTGCGCGGCCCGGCTATCAGCAAACCCCATACACAGGCGCAACGAAAGGAACGCCGCTGCCGGACGGTCGCATCCTTACCGCTCAAGGAATCTACAACCCCAAGACGGGTGATGTGATAACGCCAGATGGTTACCGGGTCAACGCCTTTGGTGGAGCGGTGACGGCTAACAAGGACACCCTGTCAGCCGAGGATGCCGAGCTCATGAAGGGCCTGACGTTTTCGATGGACCCCAACAAAGACGCCACCCCGGAAGAGGTGAAAAACTACATCCAGTGGCAGATGACTCAAGCAAACCCGCTGGGTCAGGGCACGTTGGCTGATGTGTATGCCAAGCAAGGCATCACTGATCCCTACAACAGTCCAATCGTCCAGCAGCAAGCTCAAGAGCAACTGAAACGGCAGGACCGCCGCGATGCCATGTATTCGGCCACACAGATGGGTTTGGACCCAACACTTGCGCATTCTCCGCAGGGATACGGCATGTGGGAGGACCCTAATTGGATGGCCAAGCAGACCGCTGGCGCAGCAGCCACTGCTCAGCGCGGGCAACAACAAGCCGCAGCCGCTCCTAATGTCACCGTGGGCGGCGGCATTGCTGGGGCGGCACCAGCACCGCAGCCCGCGCCCCAGCCCGCAGCTCCACCGCCCGATGTGAACGATTGGGCCAGCAGCCAAGAGGGTCAAGCTGCAGGCGGCATCAACAGCGTTTACGACAGCATCAACAGCTTTCTTGCCACCAATCCTTCGCAGGAGGCGCTGCAGGGTGCTATGCAGCAGTTTGGTGTTGACGAATCAACCCTTAATGCAGCCAAGGCATACGGTGCGCAAAACGAACCCGTCATCGGCGCTGCTGCGGGGGGTCTCTTGCCAAATGGATTTGTGATTCCCGCTGACGTGGTGAGCCACTTGGGCAACGGCAGTTCCGAAGCTGGCCTAAAGCTGCTTGTTTCAAACCTTGGAGCTGAGCCCATCAAGGGTAAAGGCGATGGCATGAGCGACTCCATCCCTACAACCATTGGCGGCAAGCAAGAGGCCCGTGTTGCCAACGAAGAAGCGTTCATCTCCCCTGAGATGGTCAAAAAAATTGGTGGCGGTGACGCCAAAAAGGGTGCCAAGAAGCTGTACGCCATGATGGACCGTGTTCGTGAAGAGCGCACCGGCACCACCGAGCAGGGCAAGCAAATCGACCCCAACAAATTCATGCCGGGAGGCTCTGTGAAAAAATACGCAACAGGCGGAACAACAATGCCCGCCGGGGCTACAGGCTCCGAGTCCAGCTTGTCCAACTGGGGTGGCGATTACGTCACCAATATGCTTGGCCAAGGCGCGGCACTGGCCAACAAGCCATACGATGCCTACACCGGCCCGCTGACAGCGGGTTCATCCCAACTGCAGAACCAAGCGTTCAACATGGCCGGGAATCTTCGCACGCCCGGCTCTATTGGTCAGGCTGCCAACACTGCTGGCGGCATCGCCAACTTGGCGGCAAACATGCGGTACACCCCACAGACCACATCGTTCTTGGGCACACCAAACAGAACGGGTCTGGACATGGCTCCGTCCTACGGCATGGGCATGGGCATGCCCCAGCAGCAGCCCTACCCGATGGGCACTCCCTCCAACCCCATCCCAATGCCACGCCCCGGTGTGGCACCTCCACCCACAGGAGGCCCCACCCCTCCACCAGCGGGAATCTATAACGGTCGGGAGCCCCTTCTTGCCGACGGCCCCCGCAACGATTACGACCCCCAGCAAGACAATGGCATTAACTACGCCGGGGGCTCTCGTGACTTTGATGAAAGCACAGGAACGTATCGCTCGGAAGACGGTCGCGGCATGTTTCAGACGAAGCCCATGCGTGAATATGGCGGCTCGCAATACAACCCAGCTACGGGCGCTGAGTCCCGCGATCTCGTGAAGCTGCAACCCGGCGACCCACGACTTCAGGGTGGCATGTCAACGCTCCCTAGCAACAAGCTGCCTCCGGGTTTTCAGCAAGAGCCTTCCACTGGCGGAGGCACGCCCCTGCCTTTTGGCGAGTCGTCCGAGCCTTTCATGCAGGGCGATGCAATGACCGGGGGCGTTATGCGCCCACCAAGTCAGGAAGCTGGCCTGCCCGGTCTGATGCAAGGTCAGCAGGGCCGACAGCCACAGCAGCCACAGGCCTCACAGCCGGTTGGAAACATTGCGCAGCAGTACATGAACCCGTACCTTGAGTCCGCTTTGCGTCCGCAGATGGCTGAAATGCAACGTGCTGCGGATATTGCCCGCGTTCAAGACGCTGGCCGCTTGACGCAGGCCGGGGCGTATGGCGGTAGCCGTCAGGCCATCATGGAATCTGAGGGTCGCCGCAACCTGATGGGCAAACAGTCCGATGCGCTGGCGCAGGGGTACTCCACCGCCTACGACAAAGCCATGCAGCAGTTCAATGCCGACCAAGCACGCAGCGCACAAGAGGCGCAGTTCGGTGCCACGTTTGGCCTGCAGGGTTTGCAGACTGGCCTGCAAGGTGCACAGACCCAAGCTCAGGCTGGGGCTCTCCAGTCGCAGTCCGATCTGGCGAACCTGCGCGGCACACTGGAAGCTGGCGGTGTTCAGCGTGGCATCGAGTCGGAGGGCATTGCAGCCGACAAGGCGCAGTTCGAGGAAGCTCGCCTGAACCCCTACAAGATGGTGCAGTTCCAGCAGTCGCTGCTCTCGGGCTTGCCATTGGCGGCGCAGTCGTACAACATCCCGGGGGCCAGTAATTTGCAGCAGTTTGCTGGCGGGGCCACGACAGTACAGCAGCTCTTGGACATCTTGAGTGGCAAGACAGCAGCCCCCGCAAAAAATTAAGGACAGATCATGAGTCAACCCAGCGCCCAAGGCATCGCCTCCCTGTTCCGTGGGAACCCAGCACCGCTCCAGCAGCGCATCCAGCAAGAGCAGCAGGGCAAGCCCGGCCTGCCACCAGACCTGCACGAGCTGATGGCATTGAACATCGTCACGAACGAAACAGACGCCGTGGCCAAGCAACAGGCCATGGACCAACTTGCCCAGATGCAAGGCCCACAAGGCAAGCCCCCCACCGTCATGGATTCCGTGCGCGAGCAGGCCCGCCAGAAGATGCAAGCCCAGCAAGTTCAAGCCCAGCAAAAGCAACAAGCCATGCAGGCCATGATGCAGCAAGCTGGCCCCGGTCCAGTCCCAGAAGGGACGCAATTTGCCCAAGCGCAACCCAGCGCCCAAGGCATCGACGATCTGCCCGTGGAGTTCGGCCTCGCGGGTGGCGGCATCGTTGCGTTCAAAAAAGGCGGAGATGAGGGCGAAGAATACGAGACCCGTATTGACAAGCTGTACCGCGAGAACCGGGAAGACGCGGAGCGCCCAGAGCGCAAAAAAGATAACGAAGGCATCCTCAAAGCTTTGGCGTTTTTGTCTGCGCCGTTGGCCGCTGCTGGCGATGTCGTCGCTGCCCCAATCCGTGGTTTGTATGGCCTGACGCAGCACGGCGGCACCAGCATGACTCCGCTCATGGACGCCCGCGCTCGCTTCTTGGCGTCTTCAGAAAATGCGCCCGCATCCGAAGCTTCTGCTCGTGAAGTCGCGGCCAAGAAGCCTGCGCCAACACAAGCGGAGAATCGTGGAGCCATCAACGCGTCCGACGCAGCATCGCGCAGCGCGCCCCCCGCACCAAAACCCATTGCAGACCTGAAGGCACTGGCTGACCAAAAGCGCCGCCAGCAGGCTCCAGCACCCGTGGCTGCTGCACCGACACCAGCTCCAGTCGAACAGCCTACGGCACCTGCCCAAGTCTCAGACGCCGCTCAGAAGATAAAGGCGAGACTGGACATGGACCCCATGGCCGAGCGCGAAGCTGAGCAAGCCCGCCGCCGCAAGGAAATTGGCGAGCTGGACACCTCAACCCACGACCGCATGATTGCGGAGCTGGAAAAACGCAAGGCCCAACTGGAAGGTCCGCAAGACTCGTTCGGCCAGCTTATGGAGTACCTTGGCCAGATCGCTGCCACACCTCGCGGCATGTCCTCGTTCGAGGCTGGGGCTGCCGGTGCTGCTGGCCTGCGCAAAGCCGAAAAGGCTCGCCAACTGGAGCAGTTCGATCTGTCGAAGCAGGCACTGGAAATCTCGCAGAAGAAAATCGACGCCGTGCGGGCGTTCGCCACCGAACAGTACAACGTGGGCAAAGCCCGCTTCGATCAGGTCTACAAGGAAGAGTTCGAAGCTGCCAAAGCACTCGTTACGGACGAGCGTGAAGCCGCAAAGTTGGCACAGGAGAACACGCTCAAGCGCCTTGAGATTGACCAAAGAGCTACTGAGGCACGCGAGCGTAACGCAACCCAACTTCAGGCTACCCGGATCAGTGCGGCTGCCCGTGAAAGTGGCAAGACTGAGTTGACGCCAAACCAGCGCGCTGAGATTGCCAACAAGGCCAAAGACAACGTGCAGAACGAGCTCAAGACCAACATGCGGTTGTTGGCGGATACCCGCAAGAACCCGGGCCTTGTTGACATGATGGTGCAACGGGAGACTGATCGGTTGCTGGCAGCGGCAGAGGGCCGTACAATTGCGCCAGCCCCCGGCGCAGGAAGCCCCGGCGGAACCACCCGCATGCGGTTTGACGCACAAGGGAACCCAATCAAATGAGGTAGCGTATGGCGATTGAAGCAGAACTGGCCGATGGACGAGTCCTTGAGTTTCCTGACGGCACCGACCCTAGCGTAATTCAAGCGACGGTCAAACGGGTTCTGGCTTCAAGCCAACCTACCACCATGCTGGGTGGGGCCAAGGAACTGTTCAAGGGCCTCGTGCCCGGCGCAGTTGGGTTGGTCGAGAGCGCTGCCACAGGCGCGTCGGCGCTGCTGCCCGAGGACATGGAGAAATCCGCTCGGGAGAAGATCAAGTCGGTGGCCGCTGCCGCCAAAGCGCCGTTTGCTGCAGCCCCCGGGTACGAAGAATCCATCCCACGCAAGTTGAGTGAGGCCATCGGCTCCACCGCGCCGTTTCTCCTTGCCGGTCCGTTCGGTTTGGCGGGGCGCGCGGCTGCCGTTGGTATGGGTGTTGGTGCCGGAGCCGGAGAAGCCCGCACGCGTGCTGAGCAAGAAGGCGCTACCGCAGACCAACGCGGCACTGCCACGGCCTTGGGTGTAATCCCCGGCGCACTGGAGGCGTTCGCCCCGATCCGTATCCTGTCCCGCATCCCCACGGCGTCCAAAGCTGCAGGGGTGGAGGCCGTCAAGCGTGCCTTTGTTGCAGGTGGTGAAGAAGCCGCGCAGGAAGTCGCGTCGGGCCTTGCCCAGAACATGATCGCCCGGGGTGTCTACAAGCCAGAGCAGGCGCTCATTGACGGGTTGGGAGAGCAAGCTGCCTACGGCGGCGCAACCGGCGCGATCGTGCAGGGTCTGTTGGACTTGGCCATCGGCCGACGCGCACGCGGCGCAGCCGCCGCCAAAGCAGAAGATGATGCAGCCGCCGCAGCAAAAGCCGCAGCCCAACCAACCCCGCCCAGCCTTCCCTTGGTTACCGCCCCGGGCGTTCAGGGCGAGTTGCTTGCGCCGGACGAGCGCGCCGTCCCCGCCGAGCCAGACCGGGACCTGTTTGGTAAGCCTGTGGTCCGCGCCCCAGAACCCGCTGAGCCGCCTGCGGCCATGGCCGTACCCGAAGGGCAGCAAGACCTCGGCCTTGACTTCCAGCGTGAGTACGCCGACATGGCTACGGAGCGCGAGCGCCTGCGCCAGCAGCCCCAGACCCCAGAGGTCAAAGCGCGCGTGGCGGAGCTGACCGGGCAGATGCAGCTCTTCACCCAGAGTGACATTGAGAGCATCCGCGCCGAGAAGGAGCTGGCTGTCGCTGCAGCCGCCGAAGATGCCGCTACCCGCAAGAAGTTCCCAGCATTGGCCAACGCCCCTGATCTGCTGACCCAGCCGGATGAAGTCAAAGCCCGCACGCAGGGTGAGTTGTTCCCGGGCGAAGACCTTGGCGAAGGCGTCGTGGAGCCAAAAATCCCCGAGGCCAAAAAACCCGAAGAGCCCGGCGAGCCGACCCCTGTGCCAACATACGCTCGAAGTGGGCCGTACCAGTACAAACTGCCAATGCGTGGCGGTGAGGTGGCGCAGCCGTTTACTCTGCAGAACGTGTTGGATACGGGCATCGCGCCGTCCACGACCAAGGGTTGGTTCGAAAAGAACGTAGTTGGCAAGACGCAAGCCGAAGTGCAGGCAATGGTCGACAAAGACCCGACGCTTGTTGACGGGCCCGGCAAACGGGCCAAGATTTTGCGTGAACTGCTGGCACCGCAGCCAGCGCCGTTTAAGGAGAAACCCAGTGAGCCGACCCCTGCCCCGACGCCTGCAGTTGAGCAGCGAGATGAGCCCCGAGCTGGTGAGCCAAGCGTGGGAGTTCCTAGTGAGCCTGCAGCCCCCATCGTTCCTGAACCCGGAGCCGGAGCACCCGCTACCGCCGGAGAACCTGTCGCACCTGACGGACGCGGATTGGTATCTGCTGGACGGCCTGTTGTGTCGGGAGATGGCGCTCAAGGAACAGAGCCGGCTGCAGTAACACCAGCCAAGCCAGCACCAGCACCAGCACCAGCACCCACGGTAGAAGCCGAAGCGGCTGATGCGGAAGCCGCCCGCAAGGCCGAGGCTGAGGACATGAAGCGCCGCCTTGAGGCACTGGAGAAAGCCCAACGGCCCACACCCGCCGCTGCCAAGCCTGCGCCTGCGGCACCCAAGAAAGCTGAGCCGTCCAAGCCGATCCCAGAGAAAATGTACGAGCCCACCGGCACGTCGGAGTTCGGCATGGAAGAGGGCCAGAAGGAAATCCTGCGAGGCCCGCAGGCCATGCTGTTCCCGATGACCAAGAAGGAAGAGATCGAGTACGCGGAGCGGAAGAAGCCCGAGGCCGAGGCAGAAGAGGCCCCCGCCGCAGCCAAAAAAGACAAGCGTCAAATGGAGCTGGACTTCACCAAGGAGCCGGAACTCGAACCTGCAACCCCCACCAAGACCTCAACGCCGTCGGACGAAGCTACGCTCAAAGCGATCAGCGGCAAGCCCATGGTGGACGTGGCCCAATGGGCGGCGCAAAACCTGCCTGACCCTGACCAGAAAGTCATTGCGCAGCGGGTGCTGGTCAAACTGCGCCAGTTGCAAGACATGGGGGTAGTGCTCAACCCCGTAAAGGTTGCCGACGAAGGGCGGCGTTTGATCGGGGCCTTGGGCTCGACAAACTTTAGAGGCAAACGCACCGCTGGCAGCGGCCCCGTAACCATTACCATCACGCTCAACCATCCGTCCAACGGCACCTTATCCGGCACTACTCCCGAGGTGATTTTGCATGAGCTGCTGCATGCAGCGACGTTGGGCGCTATTGAAGTCGGGCGCTACAAGTCTGCTGAAGGCACCAAAGTCGGCACGGCTGTGCGCGAGCTCCTCGCGCTCCAAAGCGCTGTTGTCAAGCACTTTAACGACCGCGCAGCCTCGGGCACAAAGCTGACCGACTTCGAGCAGCGGTATTACAACGGTATGAACAACGCGCTTGCGGATTCGCACGAGATTCTCGTCTGGTCCATGACCAACCGCGAGATGCAGCAGTACATGGAGACTATCCCCTACAAGGGTCAGACTGCATGGAACAAGTTCGTCACTTACGTACGTGACTTGCTGGGCATTCCGGCCAAGGCCGACACCGCCCTGTCCGAAGCGTTGCGCGTAGGCGACACCCTGTTGGGCCTGACCAAAGAGGAGATGGAGGGCGCGCAGAAGCAGACCGGCAAGCAGTTTGCCAAGAGCTACACCGCAGAAGACGTGGTTGACAGCATGGGCGATCTGACACCGATCGACAAGCGCGGCGTGCTGGGCATGTTCAAAGGGGCACAGGACAGCGAGCGCGCTGCGGCCGAGCCAAGCCGTGGGGTCAAGTTCCGCGTGGCTGTGGCCGACTCTGCTGCTGCCGTTGAGGACAAGCTCAGCGGGCATTTCAACGGCGCGGTGCGCGACAGCTTGGGCAAGCTCAACCCCATGGGCCTGTACCGTCAGGCGCAGGACTACTCCAAGCTGCTGCTGGCGTACTTCCAAGAGGGCTCCTTGCAAAAGGAGAAGGAAACAGGCCAGTACAAAGTGGTCAAGTCCGCCGATGGCAGTGCGCCCACCGACGTGTTCCCGCTGATCTACGCATGGGGGGAGCGCACCGGCCGCAGCAAAGAGCGCGCCGAGCAGTTTGCCAGCCGGGTCATCGAGGCCTACCGTTTGGAGCAGGTGCTAAAGACCAACCCCGACTTCCCCAAACACATCAAGGATGCAGACCGCGCGCTGCTGGTGGCTGAGTACAACGCAGACCCAGCGTTTGCAGAGATGAACGCTGCCATGGACAAGCCCCGTATTGCGCTGGTCGACCAGATGGTGAAAGTGGGCCGGCTGTCCAAGGAGCAGGGCGACGAGTGGAAGTCCGTGATCGGCTACGTGCCGTTCGACCGCATTGATGACTTCGCAGAGCGCTTCACTGCAGTCAAGCGGACCACCGGGCGTGCGCCATTGATGCTGACCAAGAACCCCGAGCTCAAGGGCTCGTTTGATCGGCCTGTAGGCAACGTGTTCGAGAACTACCTCAACACCATGGGCTGGATGGTTGGCCAAGTTATGACCAACGATGCCCGAGTGCAAACCCTGCGCAGTCTGGAGGACTTGGGGTACACCGGCAAGCCGTCGCGCATGCCCGGCACCAAGCACCGCACGGCCAAGGCCTACGTCAAGGGCGAGCTCATGTACTGGGACCTGCCGTCCAGCTACGACGCGGCAGCCTTCCAAGAACTCAACCCACCCAAGGCCAAGTGGCTGCAGGTGCTGGGCCAAGTGTCCAACGTGCTGCGCAAGTCGGTGACGATCCTGCCGCCCTTTGCGCTCAAGCAGGTGACGGACGACGTGCAGCGGGCCATCATGACCTCCGGTGTGAAGAATCCCGGCGCACTGCTGCGCATGACGCTCTCCAACTTCGGCGGGCTTGCACTGGCTGAGCTGCGCGGTATCCGCCACCCCACCGTGAGCGAGATGGAGGCTCTGGGTCTCACAGGTGAATTCGACTTCCAGCAGGGTAAGCCTGCAGTGTCGCTGCTCAAGGACATCGGCTACCGCCCACGCGGCAAGTTCGAGACCCTCATGCACCGACTGGAGGGCATCACCCGGGCGTCTGACTTGGCCGTGCGCAAGGCCATCTACGACCAGACGATCAAGGAGTCGCAAGGCGATCAACTGCTGGCGCAGACCCGGGCCCGGGAATTCATCAACTTCCGCCGCCGTGGCGCTTCCGATTTCGTCGGTGCCATGGTGACCACCATCCCGTTCTTCAACGCATACATCCAAGGTATGGACGTGCTGTACCGCGCCGCATCCGGCAAGGACTCCAGCTCCTCAGTGGGCCGGGCCCAAGCGCGTCGCATGTTCTACAGCCGGGCTGCCATCGCCATGACACTGAGCACGCTGTACGCACTCGGCAAGGGGGATGACGACGAAGACTACAACGAGATGGACCTGCGCACCCGGGACAGCAACTGGATACTGCCGGGCGGCTACAAACTGCCGGTGCCAACCGAACTGGGTGCGCTGTTCAAGGTCATCCCGGAGCGCATCGTCGAGTACATGCGCCGCCAAGGCACCCCAGAGGAGCAGACTGCATGGGAGGCCACCCGCACGGCTCTGGCCTACATCATGGAGCAGTACGTCGGCCGCACGGTGCCTATCCCGCAGGCTGCCAAACCTTTGCTGGAAGCATGGACCAACTACTCGTTCTTCACTGGCCGGGAGCTGGAAGGCATCTACCAAAAGCAGCAGGACCCCAGCATGCGCCGGGCGTCGAACACGTCGGAGCTGGCCATCGCCATTGCCAACTTCAGCCGTGACGTGGTGGGTGTGGACAAAATCTCGCCCATCTTGGTGGACAACGCACTGAGCGGGTACTTCGGCTCGACTGCCGGGCTGCTGGTGGCCACGACTGACAGCCTGCTGAACCCAACGCGAGTTGACCGCCCACTGCACAAGTACGCGCTCCTGAGCAACTACCTGTACGACCCCGTGGGCACACGCCGCATGACTGAGTTCTACGACGAGCGGGAGAAGGTTGGCCGCGCCAACGCCACGCTGGCCGAGCTGATGAAGACGGACCTTGACCGGGCCGTCGATTACGCAGAGAAGAACGCAGACGTGCTGATGATGGAGTCGGCAATCAACTCAACGCTGGAGCAGCTTGAGCGCACCCGGGCCTACCGCAAGTTCCTCAACGGCAAGGACGCCGCTGCGGATATGTCGGCCGAAGAGCGCGAAGCCGAGCTCAAGGAAATCAAGCAGATGGAGGTCGAGCTGGTCGGCTGGGTGCGCGAGGCCAAGACCGCGATCCGTCAGTAAACGCGCCACACGCGGACGCCGTAGCGTCCGTACTCGCAGCGGTTGCCCACCTGCAGCTGTATACCCAGATGACGGGCGTACGGCCGCAGGGCGCGGGCGGCTTGGGCCTTGGTGGCCGTGGTGGGCAGGAAGAATGACGCCCCGATTGAGAGCAGGTGCCATTGGATGAAGTAGTCCACCCCATGCAGGGTGAACTGCTGCACGTCAGGCGTCGGGAGAGGGGAAGGCGGTTTCGTCGACACCGATGGCGTCTCCATCAAACACATAGCACCGCACGGCAATACCGCTCAGGCCACCCACCGCGCCAGCGCCGATTCGCACTGGCACCGACAAGCCGTTGTTCTTGAGGAACTTGGCTGCTGTGAGCTTGGCCACACTGTCGCGCACGTCCACTTGCCGCAGGGAGAAGAACTTGCGGAACTCCGCCACCGATATGGACAGCTCCCGGGAGTTGGGGTCGTACCGCATGCGCAGCGGGCCCTTGGGGGATACGGCTGGGCGCTCCGGCAGGCTGCCGCGTGGGGTAAATGGTGCCACCAGCGCGTTGTTCACGTTCTCGTTGACGAACGCTGCCAGTGTCTCCTGCGCCGTTGTCATCGAGTCGCCTACGTCGGCCTTGGTGGACTGCTTGCTGTCCCGCACGAGAGCCACTGCGTACCGGTACACCTTGGGGATGTCGAGGTCGTGCAGGCCAAGGCGCTTGGCGACAAGCGCGCCCACAAAGGCACAGGTCATGATCGATGAATAGAACCGGTCGGTCTGGTCCAAGCCCAGTTCCTTGTCGATCTTGGCCTGCATCGTTGTCAGCAGGCGGCGCACTTCGTCGGAGTTGCGCAGAACGTGGTCGATGTAGATTGGCCCGGCGACGCCGAAGTTGGTGTTGAGCTTGCTGAACACGGCATCGATCTCTTGCTTCGAGGCCCCGGTGTATGTGGGCACTGAGATTTCCAGCACGCGGCGCAGCTCGCCGTCAGCGGTGCTCTTGTACTGCTGCAGCACGTCCGTCACAGATGCATTGCCCGAGGTCAGCGTGAAGTTGCACCACGTTGTGTTGTTGGTCCGCATCTTGTTGGTCTGCGACTCCATGCGGTGCTTGCCCCGCCCCGATGTGAACCCGTAGGCCATATCGGACAGGACCTCTGCTTTTTCGTTCGTGATCTCGTCCACCGTGAAGATCAGGCTGTTGACCATGCCCAGCATGTGCATCTTGGCCGCGTAGGTGTCTTCCTTCTTCATCAGCAGGTCATCGGGGTGCCCGAAGATCGAGTTGGCCACCATCTGGGCGGTGGACTTGCCTGAGCCGGACCCGTTGTGCTTGAGGTGCACCATGGCCCCTTTGACCACGTTGCCGTCCATCAGGCGCAGCAGGGGGGAGCCAAAGCCAAGGAACAGCGCCAGCGCATGCGGCTCAAGGCCAATGCGGTCGTAGAAGTTGGCGATCCGCTTCCACTCGGCCAGCGTGCCCGTGGGCTTGAAGGCGCTGGCCAACTGCCTTGTCCCGCTGGCCGGTGGAGCCAGCTTCGCGCCGTTGGCTGTGTATTCCACTTCACCAAGAACGAACCCCAGCAGGTCGGGGGTCCAGCCCATTTGGTTGCGGGTCTTGTTTGCTGCGTATTGCGACTGCAGCTTGCGGATTGCAGATGCGAAATAGGCCATGAGTTGCTCCAGTTTTTTGCCGTAGGCGACGACGCCGTTGCGCACCAACAGGTCGCGCAGTTTTTCAGTGGAGAACAAGGTCGTGACCGGGGCGAAGAAGCGGCGCACACCGTCCTTGCGCATGTGCAGGTTGATGCCCACCATCTCCCCGTCGCCACTGCCGTGTTCGTCGGAGTCGAAGAATCGTTCTGTCAGGTATAGGTCGTCCGGGTAGATTTCAACTTCAACCTCATCACCTTCCTTGTCCCGGTCCTTGCGGAACACGCCGCCGTTGGTCCCCCGGAAGTACGGGTAAGGATACGCGGGGATTGAGAGGGCCACTGCCGGGGTCTCGTCGTCGGCCTCCTTCACGACCACATAGGCATCGTCTGTGACTTCGGCAGCCACCACGATCTTGCCCAGCAGGAGGGGCGTGGACACGGTTTGTGTGCACCCTTTGCACAGCGCGCCGTTGTTGTCCTTGTACCACTGGCAGGTGTATGGGCCCTTGGTCTCTGCCGCCTTGGCTTCGGTGTTGGCCGCTGTGTAGCCGGGGTGCGCCTTGGACGCAGTGTGGATGGCTGTTGGGCCGTCTTCGCACCGCACCGCAATGGACAGCAGGCCCCGCCACAGGGGTTCGGCCAGCACGGCGGCGTCCGCCAGTGCGTGCTTGATCTGGGCACAGCCCTTGTCCTTGAGACTGCGCGATGCGATCCGGGCAAACGAGCAAGGCGGGAAGTCCCCGCTAGACATCTCGCGGGAGGTGTCATCCATCCCGAACTGCTTGGCAGCGGACAAGTCCACCGGAGCCGGGGGCAGGCAGGCCGCGAACACGCCAAGATCAGTCGGCTGACCTTGTGCAACGATCTGGACCGCGCGTGATTGCCCGGCCTTGAAATTGTGGGTGCCGGGGGTGCGCAGGATACGCGCAGCGTCCGCAGTGACTGCGGGGTCGGCATGCAGGTTGTGTTGCGCGCACAGGCGCTTGAGGGACTTGGCGTGGGGAACCCAATCGGCAGCGGGCACATCGGCCGTCAGGGGCCAGTACACATGCAGGCCACCACCAGAGTTGACCACCATGGGGCTCGGCAGCCCGGTGTCGGAGATGAATACGGACAGCGCTTGCGCCGCTGCGGGTTGGTCGGCATAGGGCTTCCCCATGCCACAGTCGAGGTCGAGAAAGAACGCACGCAGGAATGCTGCGTTGTCTACTGTGCGGGCGGAATCATCCTTGTAGGAGGCCAGCGCGAAATACGCATCGACCCCACTGGAATCCATCGTGCCGCCTACGGCATCGACCGCTTCAATCGTTTCTTGGAACGACTGCTTGACCACACCGGCCCGTATCCCCACCGTGCAATACACGCCCTGAGTGGGCAGAACGGAGTTGAGAAAGTCAGTCACATAACCTCACGGGTAACTGGAACAAAAAAGGGGCGGCAGGTTGTCCTGCCGCCCCGCTGGGCGCGATCACTTACGCTTGAGCAAGCGGGCTGTGATCTTCGGGATAAGCGCCATGTGCCGAGGGTGCGGTGAGGTCCGGCCAGTCATCCAGTTGTAGATGGTCGCGCGCGACACACCGAACATGGCAGCCACGTCAGTGATCGCCACGTTTTTCTCGATGCATGCATCCGCCAACTGCATAACAGTGGGCTTCTGATCAGCGTCTTCTACCCTGCGGATGAATAGGGAGTCGTACCCTCGGGTTCGCTCACTCATCGTCGGTCGACCAGTCGTTCAGGATGTCAGCCACGTTCTTGGATGCAGCAGGGGTTGCTTCGGCTTTTGCCTTGGCGGGGCGCTTGACGGGCTCAGCAACCTCTTCGGCCTCCACCTTCTCGGGAGCGGCCTTGGCGGGCACGTCGGCGTCCTTAAACGCTGCGGGCAGCGCCGGCTGGTTTTCCTTCTTGCTTGGCACCATCTTGAACTCGACCGCCTGCATGGCTTCTTCGGTCTGGCTCTGCTCCTTGGCCAGCGTCCACTCTTCTTGCGTCAGTGGGCGCACAGCGCGGAACTTCAGCACCGGCACAGCTTCGGCAGTGTCAAAGCGAGCTTCGGTCACCACACCAGTGATTGGGATACCGTGGCCAGACAGGAACTTGCCGTAGGCCTGCAGAGGCATCTTGTCGCCTTCGGCCTTGCCGAAATACGACTTGGCGGGAACCGACAGGCGGTAGATGTTGCCACCGATATCGCTCTCCAAAGCCACAGCCAAACGCTTGCTGTATCGGCAGGCGCGGGACTTGCCGTCACCGGAGCCCTCAATGTTTTGTGGGCAGGTAGCGCAGGTCTTGCCTTGTGGCTCGGTGACTTCTTCGTTGGGCACAACGCCTTCGGCCGACCAGCACGCGGGCTTGATGTCTTTGCCTTCTTCGTATTTCTCAGCGTAGAACGTGCGGGACACGCCCTTACCGGCAGAGATCACCACCAAGTTCATGGCGCGATCTTCGTTCTTGGCGACCTCTTCGCCGCCCACCACCATGCGCCATACGCCGCCCTTGATGGAAATTTGCTTGCCGCCAGAGGAGCCTGCAATGTCTTTGGTTGTGGAGTCTGCGGCTTCGCGCAGATAGTCAGGAACGACGGAACCGGATTTGAAAAGTGTCATATTGCTCATGTTGATTTCCTAGGTTTAACGGGCACGGGTTACGGTAATCGCGTAGCGGGAATCTACGTTCATACCTTCGGGCAGTTTGTCAGGGTTCTCCTGCAAGAATTCCTTGAAGGTGGTCTGACTTACGCGGCGCTCCAGCAGTTGCGGGGCGTCGTGTTCTTTGATGAAGCGGTACATGGCATCCCAATCGGACGTCCAGTAACGCGTCTTGATGGACCGTCGAAACGATCCGAATTGTGTCTTGCCGCCATCTTGGCCAGTGGCCTTGCACAGCTCCAGCAGCTCAGTCTCGATGGTCTCCAACTGCGTGTCGAGCACAGCAATCTCAGCTTCCATCTCCTTGGTCTTGGCGGCTTTGGCGTCACGGATTTTGATGTAGACGCTCACCAGCTTCTGAGCGTCGATCGGCTTGGGGGTTTCTGTTTCGGTGCTCATGGGGTTCCTTTTGATTTACGTTGAACGAAATTAAATTATACACTGTCAAACTTTGTCGTCAAGCACTTGTTTGTACAGATCGACCAGCGCCTGATGCAGATCGATCTTTCCCTGCAGCAGTGTGTACATGCGCCGCTCGACGGGGCTGCCCTGCAGGTGCGTAACGGTTACGCAGTTCTTCTGCCCGGCGCGGTGGGCGCGGGCGTTGGCTTGGATGTAGATTTCCGTGGATGATACCGGCCCCCACCACACGACTTGGTTGGCCCGAGTTAGGGTAATCCCGTGGGCTGTAGCCTGCGGCACCATCACGAGGATGCGCGGGTCGTCTTCCGTTTGAAAGCCCTTGATGATGTCAGCGCGCTTGTTCGCGGCCACGCCGCCGTGGATGGATGCCGTGGTGTACCCGGCCTTGGCAATGCGGTCCTCCACCATCTCCAGTGTGTGCCGGTACGGCACGAACACGAGCACCTTCTCGTTGGTCCCAGCGATCACATCGAGCAGTTCGTTGACCCGGTTGTCTACGTCGAACTCAACCACGTCTCTGTCGTCGGTGTACACAGCGCCTTGCGAAATCTGCAGGAGCTTGTTGAGCATGGACGCGGCGTTGACGGCCGTGACTTCAGCACCAGCAGCGATGACCGCCATTTGCTTGCGTATTGCGTCATAGTACTTGGTCTGCTGCGGTGTCAGCGGCACCTCGCGGGTCGAGTACAGCATGTCGGGCAGGTCGAGACACTCTGCTTTGGTGAACCGTATGGCGGGCTGCAGGACTTGGTGCACGATGGGCTGGGCGTCTTGGCGCGGCACCCACCGATACTGCGACATCTTAATCATCACGCGGTCACGGAACGCGCCGAAGAAGCGCGGCACTGCGTCGGGGTTCACCAGCTTGGCCAACCCATAGGCGTCGAGTGGGGACTGCGATGCCGGGGTGCCCGTCATCATCCACAGGCGTGTGCTTGGAGTGATCAGCGAGGCGAGGCACTTCCACCGGTCAGTCTGCACGTTCTTGATGGCGTTGGCCTCGTCCACAATGACCAGATCGAACCCGCCCTTGGCCAGCTCGTCGGCAACGACCTTCACGCCGTCGAAGTTGATGATCACGAACTCGTAGTCACCCGCGATGATGCTTTGGCGTTGCGTGCGAGTGCCCTGCGCAATGGCAGCAGTGCGGTGCATCAACGTCTTGAACAGGTCCGAGCGCCACGCAGTCTCCATGATGGACACGGGGCACACGATCAGCACGCGCTTGACCTTGCCTTGCGTCATGAGGTAGTCGGCAGCCCACGCAGCGGCGCTTGTCTTGCCGGTCCCGGCCTCGTTGAACACGAAGCATCGGGTGTGCAGGGTGAGGAACTCCGCAGTGTTGCGCTGGTGGTCGAACGGGGTGTACATGCCGGGCCACGCGTACCGCCCGAGGATGGGGCTGGGGACATCTTTGATGCCCATGTTGCGCAGCAGTTGCACCTCGTCAAAGCCCCAATTGACCAGCAGCTGATCGACGTCGCCGTTGGTGGCCACGACTTTGCTCTTGGGGATGATGGCAGTGATCTGCCCTGCTTTGCGCGTGTTGAACAGCAGCGCTTTGTCTTGAATGATCTGCATGATTTGTGTGAATGAAAAGTGAATAGACGGCAAAAGAAGCCGGGTAGTTGCCTACCCGGCTAATCCTCAACTGGAGAAACCCATGAACGTCGATTGCTCGACGCCTAAATCCTACATTACTTTTTGCGCTCGCGCTTGGAAATTTCGGACTTCATGGAGCCGTCCTTCTTGCGCGCGAAGCTGGTGTTCTTTGTCTCGTGCATGGCTGCCAGATTGGAGGCATGGTTTGTGCCGCCCTTGGACATGGCCTTCTTGTGGTGCACATCCACGGTGTCCGGCAGGGTGCCGTTGGCATTCTCATAAGCCCTGCGGGCCTTGTGGCGCTCAGACTGTGCCTTGAGCTGCTTGGGTGTGCCCTGATAGTTTTTGTACTCAGCGGCGTAGTCGCGTTTTTTCTCAGCCATGATGGTGCTCGCATGAAGAGACGGGGCAGAATTTGCAAAGGGCCGAACTGCGGGGATTCCACACCCCCACCTCAACAGCCCTCTCGATGGCCCCGGCTCTGCCTGCCCACTTTGACAGAATCTCGGGGAGTTGCGCACGAGTGTACTCAGCTTTGATGATGTCGCCAACCACTACGAACAGCAACGCGCCTTTGACCGTCATCACCGTGGGGTGGTGCAGCATGACCATAGCGGCCATGAGTTCGAGCTGTGCGGTGTCTGCGTAGCGGCTGGACTTGCCGGTCTTGTAGTCGGCTACTCGTGCGGTCTTGCCGGATGTGCTGATGGCGAGATAGTCCGGTATGCCCCGGAACCATACGTCTTTGTCAAAAAAGCCACACGGGCTAAAGTCAACTCGGATCGCCATACGGTCCTCGCAGCGGATTTCTCCGTCAACGGCGGCAAGAGGCTCGACAAATGGGTGGAACTGTGCGAACTGTTCGGGTAGTGGGGTGCCGTCTTTGATGTAGTCTTCAAAGGCTTTGTGTACTGCGGTGCCATAAAGGGTTGCTTGCGTGTCTTGCGACTTGAATTTTTTAAGGATACGGACTTCGTGATAACGACGGGCGCAGCCCTCGTAGTCTTTGACGGACGAATAGGAATGTGCAAGTGCCATAGAAGTGAACCGGAGGTTTGTTTGAACCCCCAGTTTACCAGTCCTTGGCCAACACTGTAAGCCAATCTTGGACGGGTTCCAGCTCCATGTACTCGTGCGGTTTTAAGCCGCCGTATCGGGCGGTCCATTGGCAGTTCCGGTCAAATTTCTGCGCAAGTTCCCGCGCACGGGCCGCGCTTACGCCCATTTGCAGACCGATAGCGGCGTATGTCATTCCTTGCAATCGCAAGAACCCGGCTTGCATGAACCGCACATGGGCACGATCTTTTATTTCCTTAGCAGTCGCCATAACTCGCTCCCACACCAGATTCACACGACAGGGGCAAGCCCACCGCCCACTTGGGATTCCAGCTCATGCACTCCTCCAGATAGGCTTGGGCCTCGTCGGCTTCTTCCTTCTTGGCAACGATGGCCACAGCGTCATGCACCGTCAGCACGACCTTGTACCGCTTGGACACCCGCAGCATCTGCTCGGCCACGATCTGGCGGGCCACAGCCTGACAGATGTTCTCCACGACCTTCCCGCCGTAGATGCGTACCGGCAGCCCCTTGGAGGTGTAGACCATCTCAAACTTGCCGGTGTCGGGGTTGGGCACCTCGCGCAAGCCGGGGTACTGGATGTGCAGCCCGTTGGGCAATGTCAAACCCTTGCCGGGCACTGCGCGGATCAACCCCACAGCGTCAAGCTGCATGGTCTGACCAGTCAGCAGCGCCTTGAGCGCGTCACCAGCGGAGCGCCAGAACTGAGCAATGCAGAACGCGCTGCTGCGGTAGGTATCGATGATGCGCTTGGCCTCCTCCAGCGGGACCTCGACCCCAGCTTGGGTCTTGAGGAACATCTGCAGCTTGACGTGGCCGACGCCATAGCCTGCACCCAATACCACGGTCTTGCCAACTTGGCGCTGGGTCTTGGTCACGTCCTCCATGCGGATGCCGTAAATCTGTGTGGCCATGAGCTTGTACACATCGTGCTTGTCGCGGAACGCCTGCACCAGATTTTCCTGCCCGGCCAGCCACGCCAGCACTCGCGCTTCGATCTGCGCAGAGTCGCAATCGATCACCACGTAGCCCTTGGGGGCCCTGATGGCTTTCTTGATCTTGCCAGCGTTCGCGCCGCGCGACGGCAGGTTCTGCAGGTTTACAGAATCTTGGCCAGACCAACGACCAGAATGAGCACCGTAGTAACGCAGAGGAACCGGAAACTTGCCGCGACGAGCCATCCCAATAAAACGCTCCGTACGAGTTTCCTCCAGTGTGGTTTTATTCCCGAGTCGGGCAGCCACCAACGCTTGTACTCGCTCATCTTCATGCTCCTGCAGCGCCTTGAACGCTTCGTCTGTTTTGGCAAATGCCCATGCCGTCTTTTTGGTGGCGGGGCTGATCTTGGTGGGGGGCTCGATGCCCAGTGACCGCAGGGCCAGCGCGAACTTGTCGTTGGACATGAGCAGCGTTTTGAGGCCTGCGGTGCCCTCGGTGTAGATGGCGTGCACATACTCGGGGTCTGCGTCCTTGAGCATGTAGTCCCGCACGGATTCGAGGAGTGTTACCTTGCTCTCCTTGACCGACTCCAGATGCTCCGCCAGTTGCACTGCGTCCAGCTCCAGCACGGGGTCGATGAACATGCGCAGCGTCAGGTCAATCAGCTTGAGCTCCTGCTTGGGGAAGCCCATGCCCATGTACCGCATGAACAGGTCGTAGGTCAGCGCCACGTCGTTGCTGCAGTACGCGCCATACCGGGCCAGCTCAGTGCTGGTGAAGTCGGCGTAGCGTTTGCCCTTGGCGGCGTCCACCTCGTCGCCCTTGACCCCCACACCGGCGCGCTCGGCCTGCGCCTTGAGGCTGTGCGACTTCTCATGAGGGTACAGCGCACGGGACATGCCCATGATGTCCACCCACGCCATCGGGTTGACGCCGTAGTGCCACGCCAAGACCGCACCGTCAAACGCGGTGTTCTGCGCCACGACCATGGCATCGGACCAGTCGATGCTGGCCAGTACCGATGTCACGTAGGGCCGGGGCACCCACTGCGTTGGGCCGTCGTTGACTTTGTAGGAGAACCCGATGGTCTCCCAGCGCGGGTCCCGCACGTACTCTTCCGTCGTGAGTTTGGAGAACCCGAAGTCCGCGCTGTAGTACGTCTCCAGATCGATCGTAATGAGCTTCATACAAAGTCCCCAAAGGGTTTTTTATTCATCGCGTACTCGTACTCGCGCCGCTTGAAATCTTCCTGCTTGTACCTCTCCATCTCGCGTTGGAACGACTCTTCAAAGGTTGGAGCCCACGCGGTGGCGGTGGCGGTGGCGGTGGTGGCGGTGTTGGCGTACTCGCGCCGCTTGGCCTCTTCCTGCTTGTACCTCGCAGTGGTAAGGCCCACTTCCTTGCGGGGCTGCGCTGGAGCGATTGCGCGCAGCACGGACTCCATAAGCCACGGTTCAAACAAATACGTCTCTGCTGCAGTCATGATGGCCTGTGCGTCCCGGCGGGACATCTGGTATGCGGCTGATGCCGTGCTGGGCTGGGTCAAAGTGCGCTGCGCAGCCTCCAGCACATCCCGCAAGCGGGCGTCGTACCCACGGAAGTCTTCAGGGTTGCTCTGCATCCGTGTGATCACCAGCAGGGCTCCGTCCGAGCAGCCCGGGTTGGTCTGGGGTCCAGTTGAGGTTTTTCTTTTTGGCATATCGTTCACGCCTCTTTAGGTTTGCGTTTAGTTGGCGCTCTTGCTCCGGCGTCAGCTTCGGTGAGTGGCTTTGCAAAAAGCTTGTAATTGGATCGGGCGTGGGTCGGGTCATCGAGCATCACCTCCAGCACACTCAGGTTGGTTTCGTTGATGACGAACGCAAGGCCCCCCGCATCGTCAATTCTTTTAAGGTTAAGAGTTTGCAGGTCGGTTGGCTTGTTCTTGCCAGCCTTGGCCTCGATCGCAACGAACCGCCCGTGGAGGCACGCAAGGATGTCCGGCGTGCCGTTGTTGGCGGAGATGCCGCCGATGTAGTTGACGGCGTACGCCCCGCGCTCCTTAAGGATCGCATGGATTTTTTTCTTTACAAGGCTTTCAGGCGTTGCCATGGCGGGTCTCCAATTCGATCAGCAGCTCAATGTAGTGCTTGGCTTTTTCCAAGTCTTTGATGCCGTTCTTGCTGCGCCAGCGGGACACGTATTTGATCACGTTGCCCTCGAAGTAGCCAATCTTGTTGGCATGGATGTACTCAACAGGCTGGATAGCCAGCGTTTTGTAGTGGTCGCCAGCAACTTGCACGTCAAGCGCACTAGCCTGCAGGTCGGGGAACATTTCAATTTGGCTCATGGTTTTCTTTCAGGGTGGGGATGGTGCCATAGACGACGCGGAAGGGCCACGTCGAATCATATTTTGGCAGTGAGGTCTTTGAACTTTCCTGAGCGGCCGTAGGGGATGCGCGCAGCGTTGAGTTTGGTGGTGGTGTGGAAGTCGCCATGGGAGTTCAAGTCTTTCGCTCGTGCGTTGAGGGGTGGCTTTTTGGGCGCGGTGGACGGCGCGTCTGTGCGCCAGTTAAACACATTGGTGGTGGACTTCGGAGTGCCGTCGGGCCACTTGGGTGGGTAGTTTTGCATATCACCTTTCAGAACAAAACAGTTGCGGGTAGGATCGAATTGAACGAGGTCAAGAACCTGCATGGGGGCGCTCCACTATGGGCCGCATCTTCTTCAAGCGCAAGCTCTCCATGACATCGGCCATGGCGGTCTCAAGCTGCTTGACGGTCACGGTCTCAAGCTGCGCATCATGAACCTCAATGAGCAGGTTCAAAGCCACAAGCTCAGGGCCTTTGGCGACAAACCGGAAGCTGTTGGCCACACCCCGGCGGGCCAGTGCAAGGATGGCATCTTGCCCAGCGCGTATCTCCGGCTTCCAGTCCTCACCTATGCCTCGATTGGCCAGCGCTTCGGTGATGTTCGCAGCGTCAATGAGCGCGTCAATGTCAAATCGCGCGGCCACGCCAAGGCGCAGGTTGTTCATGGCATCGTGGTTGCGGATTTTGAGCGTGGTGCCTGCGCTGATCTCGTCAACTTTTTTCAGGCCCGCACGCACCCACGTCATGGTGTCCGGGATGATCTGCCGGGGTTTGTACTTGCTACGCTTTCTCACGGCTTCTCCTTCAAAACAATTTTCTCCAACTTCTCCACAG